CCGCCGCTACAGCGCATGGTATTACGCTGACTGCCGCCGACACAGTGGTGTTCTATGGGCCTCTGATGTCTGTTGAGCAATACATCCAGTGCTGTGCCCGTGCTGACCGCAAGGGGCAGGGTTCTGACAAAGTTACTGTGATACACATTCAAGGGAGTCCGATTGAGAAGCGTATGTTTAACGCATTAGCAGGGAAAGTTAGTGATAACTTACTACTTACCCAAATGTTTGATACTGAAATTAAATCTTGAAAGGGGGTTACAACCGTTAAAAATCTGTGTAAACTGTCCAACCTTAGACAACAATTCATTAGGAGAAGCAATGGAAGAAGAAATAGTACCGTTAGATAAACTTGTAAAAATCTACCGCAAATTACGCACACGCATGACCGCCCTGACCCAAGAGTACGACACACAAGCTGAAGTTCTCAAGGCGCAACAGGACGAGATCAAGAACGCAATCAAGGAACAAATGAAGGCGATTGGCGTCACATCTGTTCGCACTACCGAGGGCACGGCAGTTATGTCCGTCAAGACTCGCTACACCACGCAAGACTGGGATGAATTTAAAAAGTTCATACTGGCACACGAAGCTGTTGAGCTTTTGGAGAAGCGCATTGCGCAGTCCAACATGGCTCAGTTCTTGGAAGAAAACCCCGGGGTCGTACCGCCCGGACTCAACTCATCCGCTGAGTATGACATCTCTGTACGCAAACCAACTTAAACGGAAACAAAAATGAGCAACATTACTATGTTCAAACCTTCTAACGTGCCATCGTTCGCTAAGAACGCTGTGCTTTCTGCAACTACTTTGGCCTTGGCTGGCGGTGTCAACACCGGCACCGGCATGAAGCGCATCTCAATCAAGGGCGGCGTGTTCAGGTTGCTGTCTGGCGGCAAAGAGATCGCCTCAATTGATGACCGCCACTTGGATGTGATCGTTGTTAAAGCCGCCCCCAAAGTCAGCCGCGTGTTCTACGCAGGCTCATACGATAAAGACGCGGCTGCAGCCGCTCCTGACTGCACATCTGCTGATGGAGAAACACCTGACGCTAATGTGAAAAACAAGCAGTCATCAAACTGCGCTACGTGCCCACAGAACATTGCTGGCTCTGGTAATGGCCAAAGCCGCGCATGCCGCTACCAACAGCGTATGGCTGTGGTCTTGGCTAACAACCCCGAAGGCGATGTGCTTCAGTTGACTTTGCCTGCTACATCTATCTTTGGTAAGGAAGACGGCGACAAGCGCCCACTGCAGGCTTACGCCCGCTTCTTGGCCGCGCAGACACCGCCAGTTAACTTGGACGCCATCGTGACGCGCATGAAGTTTGATACCAAAGCTGAAGCCCCTAAGCTGATCTTTGCTCCAGAGCGTTGGTTGACTGACGAAGAGTACGAGGCCGCGCAGAACCAAGCCAACTCTAAAGATGCAGAGAAGGCCGTAGCTGTAACCCCTGCCTTTGCTGACGGCGTTGCCGCCCCTGCCCCATTAACCATTGAAGGTAAGCGCCCTGCGCAGTCTATTGGTTCCTTGCTCGACGAAGATGATGCCGAAGCTATTGCCGAAGTTAAAGCAACCAAAGCTAAAGCCAAGGCCAAACCTACACCAGTCGAGGCGGAAGCCGAGGAAGAGCCCGAAGTGCGTAAATCCTCACCCAAGGTTGAGTCCGTGCCCGCCAAGAAGAACAAGCTGGCCGACATCGTGGCTGACTGGGATGATGAGTAAGTACACAGGGGGCTTCGGCCCCCTTTAAAACCATGGCCATCATCTTTCCTGCAAACACAAGAGGCATGACTGCTGGCGCTATGCGTCAGATTAAACAGCAAGGTTACACGACTGCCGCCGGTGGGTGGCACGATTTCAACCATCTGACTACTATGGCCGCTGACGGCGGCATATACCTTAACGAACGAGAACCACTAGGGAGATTTATGTCCGCACTAGAAAAAACTAAAGCAGACGCCGATGCGTTGACAGACGCACTTATCAAGAGCACTACCGCTCTGGTTGAGCAAGCGAAGGAGTCCAACAAACATCTTAACGATGTGAACGGCAAGATGCGTGACGGGGCTGAGAAGCTTGGTCTTGCGATTGAGCGGTTCAACAAGGTGGCAGGCAACACCAATTTTGCCGAAACAGCCAAGCAAGCCGAGTCTCTTGTCAACAGTCTGGAGCGCCTAGCCGCGCTAGAAGCATCAGGCATGTTGGAAAAAGTGATGAAGGCAATGGCCAAATAAAATGGCCTACTCACAAAAAGTAATTGACGATGTAGCAAAGACCCCCAAGTCTCTGGGCAACCAGCTTGGGCGTTGGGCAATCCATCTTGACTTTCCGGTCACGAAGATTGCCTATGCGCTCGGCGTCTCTCGACAGACTGTTTACAACTGGTTCACAGGCACGGAAGTGTTTGGGGCTTATCGTAATCGCGTCGAATTCTTAACCAAAATAATGCAGACCTCACGCACAGCCGATGAGGCATGGAGAAAAATATGTACGGAATACAACCTAGAACCTTGACCACACAGGAGCTGATTCGCTTTAGTGCTGAACTGATTGAATTGGATACAGGCTTGCCAAAAGAATGGCAGATTGAAGTCTTACGCCGCTTGTACGTAATGGCTCCGCCTGATGACGTTGTTATCAAAAACGCTAAACAGCTAGAACTGTTCTCGTAATCAAACCCAAGGACTCAAATGACTCCGCTTGAGTTTTTAGCGGTTGTTCTGCCGCCGCCAGAATTTGGCAAGTATTGTGTGGCAGAGCTCAACAAGAAGGAGCACGTATTTGTACGTGCTTTGGAAGACACCGAAGCACCAGTTAAACGCTGGCACGACAGCAAGCACGACGTTTATTTTGCCTTGGCTACTTTTAGCGAAGAAGAAAACCGGCTTGCATCAAACGCAAGGTACATAAAATCTTTGTTTATTGACATGGATGGGTACGCGTCAAAGAAGGATGCCGCCCTTGCGCTCAATGCGTTCTTGGAGAAAACTGGTCTTGATGCCTTGGGTACGCCCTATGTGGTGGGTTCTGGCGGCGGTTTGCACTGCTACTGGCCGCTGCTTACTGCCGTTCCTATTGAGTCATGGAAGCCTGTTGCTGAGAACTTTAAACGCCTGTGTAAACAGGAGTCCTTGGCGATTGACATGACTGTGACGGCTGATGCCGCCCGTGTCTTGCGTGTGCCCGGAACCACCAACTTCAAGAAGAAGTACGCAACGCCGCGCCCTGTGCGCATACTGACTGAAGGCGATGTATTTAGCTTCGAAGGTATTGCCACTCTCATCAGAGAGAAACTGGCTGGTTCAGTGTATGAGCCTCAAGCTGCACCCAAGCTGGACTTGGCGGGCACCCGCCCGACCAAGGCAGAACCTACAGCAACCAGCGTCAAGCTCTTTGAGAACAGCGTAACAAAGTTCAAACCAATCTGGTTGGCCACGCAAAACGACAGGGGATGCAAGCAACTTGCGCACTACGTTGAGCACGCTACGGAAGAAGGTATGGAGCCGTTGTGGCGCGGTTTGTTGTCATGGGCTAAGGTCTGTGAGGACGGCAACGGGGCGGCTGTGTGGCTCAGTAAGATGCATCCTTACGAGCCTGTTCGTATGAACCAAAAGCTTCAGAGTATCAAAGGCCCATACCCCTGCGTCAAGATGGACTCGGAGAACCCCGGTGTTTGCCCAAGCTGTCAGCACTGGGGAAAGATTACCAATCCGTTGATCTTGGGCCGTGAGATTGGGGTTGAGGTTGAAGAGAAAGAAATTGAGTTAAAAGTTTCAAGTGAAAGCACGGCAACCGAGAAAGAAGTTGTCAAGGTCATACGCCCAACACCACCCCGTGGTTATGCCTATGGTACCAATGGGGGTATCTTTATGGAGCGTGTGGTGGAGGACGAAGAAGGCAACAAGGCTAAGAAGCAAGTAATGCTTCTGCCATACGAATTGTTTGTTGTGGATATCCTCAACAGCAATAACGACCACACTGTACACATGATTGCGCTTAGACCCGAAGGGGCGCTAAACGTAACCATGCCGCAGAAGGCCGTGGTAAGTAAAGACGAGACAGTAAAAGCGCTGGCAAGCCAAAACATCGTGGCAGCTTTTGGCACCGGCAATGACAAAAACCTTTTTGAATATGTGAGGGCATGCGTGGAAGAATCTAGCACCAACAAAACACCAATCAAAGTTCCAGACAGCTATGGTTGGCAACCTGACAACTCGTATGTATTTGCGGGTCGTATCTTTACTAAGGGTAAACCCCCTGTCAAAGTCCCGATGCCGGGCTTGGAGAACATCACCAAGAACACAGAGCCTCGCGGCACTATGGAGAACTGGCGAGCCTTTATCGACATGCTAATTGCTAAGAAGATGTGGGATCACTTAGCCGTTTTGCTTGCCGGTGCTGGCGCACCCTTCATGCGCTTCACGGGCATCTACGGCATGACGTACCACTGCGCCAGTACAGAATCGGGTACTGGTAAGACGCTTGCCTTGGAAGCCGCGGCATCGGTCTGGGGTCACCCAACCCACTACCGCACAGGCAAGAGCACATCTCCTGTGGCCATGCAACAGCGCCTCGGCTTGCTCAACAGCCACCCACTTATCACCGATGAGATCACATCCAAGAACCGCGATGACTTCGAGTGGTTGCCTGAGTTCTTACTGGATATGACTGAGGGTCGGGGCAAGGAGCGTATGGAGTCTGGATCCAACAAAGAGCGCTTGAACTTGTCAACGTGGATGACCAACGCCTTGATGTCATCTAACACCCACATCGTGGACTACCTGACCGGTGGCCGTACACACTCATCCGAAGGTGAACTGCGCCGCTTACTGGAGTTTGTGCTTGAGCATGAGTTGACATGGGAGCCGCACGAGATTGAGATCATCAAGTCGTTGCAACATAACTATGGCGTGGCCGGTTACGCCCTGTCGCAGTACCTTGCAGACAACGTGGACAAGTTCCCTGTGATGGTTAGCGAAGCTGTTGCCGGTATGTACACTGAGTTCAAAGCAACCAATGATGAGCGCTTCTGGATGGCTGGTGTAGGTGCTTCAATATGCGCACTCAAAGCGTTTAAAGAACTGGGTGTAGCTGACATACCATACCGCCACATATTGAACTCTTACAAGCGTGCTGTGGATTACATGCGAGCCAGTATGAAGAGCAGTGTGCGCACCGCTGTGGATGTACTGAACGCCTACACCCGTGAAAACTATGGCTTCTTTGTAGTGATTAAGCCTAGCAAGGGCGGTTTGATGGCAGAACTGGGTAGCGGCAAGGACATCGACCTGTCAATCACGCGCAACAAGGTGTTCGGTCGCGTGGAGCATGAGCCTATCCCAAATCACATCGACTACTTTATTGAGGAACAACTGCTCAAGGCGTACTGCGCCACCATGAGTTTCGGTTACGCCACATTCAAGCGCCAGCTTGAGCAGTTATACAACGTAGAATATCTTAAGAAAGATATGATGGCTAAAACCAAGGGGCCGCAGATGCGGGTGTCAGTTATGAAAATCAGACGCGAGATTGTTG